TTTCTATAGATATTTCCAGCTCGACTGGCTGTTTTGGTGAGTGTATTAGGTTGAACCTAAAGTCAATGTGCTGGGCATCTGATTTAACTTCCTCCTTCTTTCGATTGTTTTGAGCAAAACTCTCGACAAGTTCGGTATAACCTAGTACACTCTCCAAAGCAGTTAGTTGAATCTACATATATAGTATTAAGAAAGGAGAGAAAACATGCCTAAAAAGACATTCATAATTTCTGATTCAGATAATGACCATCCAGTTAGGCCTGCTCTTTCTCCAGATGCAAGAGAACAACAGATGATAGCATTAGCTATGGACCTAGTTGAGAAACGTTTACGTGAAGGAACAGCCACTTCTCAGGAGACAACCCACTTTTTAAAGCTAGCCACATCTCGTGAGCAGCTTGAAAAGGAAAAATTGGAACTGGAAAAAGAGCTGCTACAAGCAAAGACAGAAAATATTCGTTCGCAAGAACGTTCCGAAGCTTTATTTGAGGAAGCAATTAAGGCTATGAAGACGTACAGTGGTGGACATGATGACACTGAAGGAGACGGACGATGAATAAACTAAGATGCTACTCAGATTTGATTCAGTATTCAACTTTTGAAGATCGTCTTCACTATTTGGAACTTCATGGTGTTGTCGGAGAAGATACTTTTGGATTCGACAGATATATTAATCAGAAATTCTACAAATCACCCGAATGGAGACGAGTTCGAGATTTTGTTATAGTCAGAGATAATGGTTGCGATCTAGGAGTTAAGGGGTATGATATTGGTGACAGAATTATTGTGCATCACATGAACCCACTAACATTAGATGACATAAGCAATTCATCTGATTTTTTACTTAATCCAGAATATTTGATATGTGTTTCGAAAGATACACATGACATCATACACTATGGGTTTAGTTCAGACCGATATTCCAAATCAAAGGAACCTGTCGATCGGAAACCCGGAGACACAAAGTTATGGTGATTTTTTAAATCTTCCTATAAAAGAAATCTAATAAAAAGAAAGTTTAAAAATATGAAGAAAATAAGCAAAGAAATTAGAGAATATGATGAATGGCTGAATACAAAATATGCCAAAAGAAAGGACAAAGATAATATCTTTCCAGTTGGAATAACAGATTCAGAATTTCGAGAATGGGTAATCAATATTCTTCTTGGATCTGGTTGGTGTGTTGCATCACCATTATATAACGACCAAATCAATGAAATAGCTATGGAATACATAATCTTTAAAAAATGCGGTATAGAAGCAAAGGATAGAAAGTGAAGAAGGTAAAGAAAATCCTCCTGTAGCTCAACAGGTTAGAGCGAACGCCTTATAAGCGTTAGGTTATTGGTTCAAACCCAATCGGGAGGACCATTTTAGTTTGCAGTTCAAAATGATAAGGAGGTCACTATGATGTCAGAAACATGCAATACTCGTATCCTAGATACAGTTAAAAAATCTTTAGGCTTAACTGAAAACGACCCGATATTTGATCCTGACATTATTATGCATATAAACACCGTTCTGGCAAATCTTATCCAGATGGGTGTCGGTCCTGAGTCAGGTTTTGTAGTTGAAGATAGCTCCGCTTTATGGAGTGACTTCACCAATGATGATAAACTCATTCAACAGGTTAAAACTTATGTTTCCTTGAAAGTTCGTTTATTATTTGACCCACCAGCAAGTTCAGTAGTGATGAATTCAATTAACGAAACACTTAAAGAGCTTGAATGGCGATTATATGTTAAAAAAGATAATGATAAAATAAAGAATGGAGAATGAATGTATGAATCCTGGTGAAATAACAAGTATCATATCTGTATGCATAGCATTTGTATCTATGATCATATCATTTTCGCTTTCTATGGGAAAATCAAGAAAAGAAATAGAAAATGAAAGGATCCGAAATGCGAATGATTTGCTTGAAATTAAAAACTCGACGAAAAGTACAGAAAAAGATATGGTTGAAGTAAAAGGAGCCATTAAAGAGATTCGAGATCAGATAAGTATCGATCACGATAGAGTTATCGAACTTGAAACTAGCACTCGAAATTTAGACGTGCGTGTTACAACTCTTGAAAAAGCTAAATCGTTAAAAACTTCTAGCCCAAATAGGCAACGTGGATAAAATTATTATGAACGACTATTTAGCATACAGAATTAAATACTCTAATGAGTTATACCATTATGGAGTTAAAGGCCAAAAATGGGGTATTCGTCGCTATCAAAATGAAGATGGAACTTTAACTGACGAAGGCAGAATTAAATTAAAGGAATTAGCTACTAAACAAGGATATATTACTAAACTTGAATATGAAAATAGAGAATATGCAGCAAAAGGTAAAAAAGTATTATATCCAAAGGGTGAATTAAAAAAATATTACGAATACAAAAAAGATGTTGACAAACTTTTAGATGAATTTGGTAAACAAGATGTTTATATTGTTTCAGGAACAAAAGAATACGAAGATGGAAAAAAATATGTAGGATACGCTTTTGATTATGGGAATGAAGTCCATGATATGAACGATATGAAACCATCAAGTGTTTATAATTATAGAATAAAATAACTATGAGATTAACTTATGCCACTTTCTAATACGGCTACACCAATATATTAAGGAGGTAACTTTTGATATGAACGATTATTTAGCATACAGAACTAAATACTCTAATGAGTTATACCATTACGGAGTTAAAGGCCAAAAGTGGGGTATTCGTCGCTACCAGAATCCTGACGGATCTCTTACTGATGAGGGTTACGCAAGATATGGTGTAGACCCCAATAGTGGTGAAATGTCTTCCGAAGGCAAACAACTTTACGATGAAGATCAACGTAAACATGATCGCAATAAAAAGATAGGTTTAGGTGTTGGTATTACTGCCGCTGTTGGGGCTGCTGTTTTGTCAGGTGTCGCTTGGTGGAAACATAAGCATAAAAAGCAGAATGTTATAACGGCCAAGGTTTCCGATGCTAAGCCTGCCATTGTTGACAAAGGTCGTAATAAGACAGAAGAAATTCTTCTTTTGCCTGCTCCAAAAACTTCTTCTGCTACTAAATCTATAAAACCTAGGAGCACTAAGTTTAAAGGAGAGAAGTCATTATTCGGCGATGGGGCCAATAAAGTTACTGGTGTTTATTCGTTCTCTAATCCGAGGGGTTCTAGCGCTAATGGTTACAATTACATAACTGGTCGTTATAGATCAATGAAACATTGGGATTTTAACGATTTACATGTTTTATATCATTCAATATTTTTAAATAAGGGAGGTTCAAAATGGATTATTTAAGAATGCATGAACTCTATCACTGGGGAATTAAAAACATGAAATGGGGTATTCGTCGCTATCAGAATCCTGATGGATCTCTGACTGAAGAAGGTAAAATTCGCTACGGCGGGAATAGTTATGACAAATTAAAACAAAACCAAAAAGATCGGTATTATTCAGATTTGACAAAAGCTAGAGTAGCTGTTTACGATACTGCTTCAAAAACTGCTTCGGGCGTAAAGAGTATTGCAAATGATATTTCTGATATGCCCACAATGAAAGAAAAAGGAAAAGTTAGCTATTCTAATTACCCGAACATGAGCGATAAAGAACTCCAAGACAGAGCTAAACGTTTAGAATTAGAGCACCGTTATAGTGATCTTAATGGGGATACTAAGTACGAAAAATCAGGTAGTGAAAAAGCCAGAGAAATACTACAAACGGTTGGTGCAGTTGCCGGCATTGGTGGATCTATCGCCTATATTATAGGACTATTTGCTAATCTTAAATACAATGCTGGCGGAAATAAGCAGAATTGAGGAAACTCTTGATATGAATGATTATTTAGCATACAGAGTTAAATACTCTAATGAGTTATACCATTATGGAGTTAAAGGCCAAAAATGGGGTATTCGTCGCTATCAGAATCCAAACGGTACACTAACAGAAGAGGGAAAGATTCGTTATGGTGTAGATCCTAAAACTGGTAAATTATCTGATGAAGGAAAAAAACTCTTAAAACAAGACATTGATGATCAACGTAAGCGTAAAGTAAATATATTGGGTTCTCTCGGTATTGGTGCTGCAACTGCAAGTGCCGTTGCAGTAGGTATTGGCTTGGCTGAAGGTATAATGAGTACAAAATTGGCTATTAGTACCCTTTCCTCTGCTGCCATTACTGCAGGAACTAGCGCAGTGACCCTACTTCTTAACAACAAGCACGGAAATAAGCATAAAGGAGATAACTCTTGATATGAACGACTATTTAGCATACAGAGTTAAATACTCTAATGAGTTATACCACTATGGAGTTAAAGGCCAAAAATGGGGTATTCGTCGATATCAGAATCCTGATGGATCTCTTACTGATGAGGGTCTGATTCGTTATGGAGTCGACCGTCAAGGTAATATGTCTTCGCAGGGAAAGTCTTTGTATAAACAAGACAAAAAACATGATAAAGCTCGAAAGATTGCTACCGGTGCCGCTATCGGTATCGGTGCCGCTGCTGCTGTTGTTGCAGGAACTCACGCAGCGAATCTCATTCTCGACAAAAAGTACGGAAAAAACAGAGCCGCTAACATTATTGGTCCCAAAGGAGATCATGCTAGATATCGCACTGGTAAAAATTTATCCGGAACAAAAATTAGTTCTAGTGGAGTGATGACAGGGCATAAGTGGTTTACCACCTATTCCTTAAGCTTCAAAAATAAGTTAAATAAAAAGACTGGACAAATAGAGAATACTCAAGACTTTAATCGTGGAATTAATTGGGCTAAAGCTTTCGGTCTAGCAGCTGGTTTAGGACTTATCGGAAGTACTGTCGCTAAAGTATTAACAAAAAATAAACAAAAAGAAAATGATTATGTTGTTAAACAACAGATAAATGAAGTTTCGAATCAGAAAGAATTAGACTATTATAAGAAGACTGGGAAACTTCCAAAATCTACTGGAAAGAAACGTAGGTAAAATTCAAAATGGCATTATCTAATACGGCTACACCAATATATTATGGCCGCTTTAGAAATGCGGTCATAAATGGACAAATTCCAGTTTGTAGAGAAATCTCGATGGAGATGAATCGTATTGATTCATTGATAAAGAATCCAGGGATATATTACGATCCAGATGCAATAAATGGGTTTATAAGATATTGCGAGAATGAACTTACACTTACTGATGGTAGCGATCTTGTGCTTCTTGACTCATTTAAACTTTGGGCAGAACAGATATTTGGCTGGTACTACTTTGTTGAGCGTAGTGTATTCGTCCCATCATCTCCAAATGGTGCAGATGGGCATTACGAAAAACGTTACATTAAAAAACGTTTAACCAATAAACAATATTTAATTGTTGCCCGAGGTGCTGCAAAGAGCATGTATGCTAGCTGTATTCAAAGTTATTTTCATAACGTTGATACGACAACTACTCATCAAGTTGTTACAGCACCGACAATGAAACAGTCAGATGAGACTATGTCACCATACCGTACAGCTATAACTAGAGCAAGAGGACCATTGTTTAAGTTTCTTACAGATGGTTCTTTACAGAATACTACTGGCTCAAAAGCGAATCGAGTTAAACTTGCTTCTACCAAAAAGGGAATCGAGAATTTCTTAACTGGTTCTCTCGTAGAAGTAAGACCAATGCGAATTGACAAACTTCAAGGACTTCGTTGCAAGATTGCTACGATAGATGAATGGCTTTCCGGCGATATTCGAGAAGATGTTGTTGGCGCTATCGAACAAGGTGCCTCTAAATTGGATGACTATTTAATAGTTGCCACATCTTCGGAGGGAACCGTTCGAAATGGCAGTGGTGACACTATTAAGATGGAGCTTATGGACATACTTAAAGGTAATTATGTAAACCCGCATGTGTCTATATGGTATTACAAACTCGATAGTGTCGACGAAGTTTCGCAACCAGAGATGTGGATTAAAGCTAACCCGAATCTCGGAAAAACAGTTTCATATGAAACGTATCAATTAGATGTGGAGAGAGCCGAAAAAGTTCCTTCCGCTCGAAATGATATTTTGGCCAAAAGATTCGGTATTCCGATGGAAGGTTACACCTATTACTTTACTTATGAAGAGACGTTACCTCATCATAAAAGAAGTTACTGGGGCATGCCTTGTGCTCTTGGAGCAGATTTATCGCAAGGTGATGACTTTTGCGCTTTCACATTCTTGTTTCCTCTTAAAGATGGTACATATGGCGTAAAAGTTCGAAGTTATATTTCTTCAAGAACTTTACACAAATTGCCAGCTGCCATGCGACTTAAATACGACGAATTTATGAGAGAAGGTTCTCTGATTGTTTTAGATGGGAACATTCTTGATATGATGCAAGTTTACGATGATCTTGATGAGCATATAACTCAAAGCAACTATGATGTTAGATGCCTTGGATTTGACCCGTACAATGCAAAAGAATTCGTCGAAAGATGGCAAACTGAAAATGGACCATTTGGAATCGAAAAAGTTATTCAAGGATCAAAGACAGAGTCTGTTCCTCTTGGAGAACTTAAGAGCCTTGCCGAAGCGAGAGCATTGCTATTTGATGAAGATCTAATGACATTTGCAATGGGAAATTGCGTAACATTAGAAGATACTAATGGCAATCGAAAATTATATAAAAAACGTTATGAAGCCAAAATTGATAACGTAGCCGCTTTAATGGATGCATTTGTTGCATATAAGAACAATAAGGAGGCTTTCGAATAATGAAATATTTTGGAATCACTATACAGATATTGGGCGATAGTGGGTAATGAGGTGAATATATGGGATTAATAGATAGACTACAGCATGCATGGAATGCATTCTTTCAAAATGACAAAGATAATTTTGTCTATAAACCATATGTTGATTTAGGGATGTCTTCAACCTATCGTCCAGATAGAATGTACTATACTAAAGGTAATGAACGATCGATAGTAACTTCTGTGTATAATAGGATAGCAATAGATTGTTCAAGAATAGCTATACGTCATGTAAGGTTAGATTCGAACGGAAGATATTTGGAAACAATAGATTCTGGTCTCAATAACTGCCTTACTATCGAAGCAAATAAGGATCAATCATACGTTATGTTTATTCGTGATGTGGTGCAATCTTTATTTGACGAAGGATGTATTGCTATCGTTCCTATAGACACTGTGGTAGACATTTCTAAAGCAACTTCTTATGACATAGAAACCATGCGAGTTGGAAAAATAACTCAATGGTATCCAGATAATGTCAAAATTGATGTCTATAATGACCGAAAAGGTATTCATGAAGAGATAACTATGCCTAAAAATAAGGTAGCAATAATTGAGAATCCGTTATATTCTATAATGAATGAACGGAACTCTACTCTTCAAAGACTTATAAGAAAACTAAATCTTTTAGATGCAATAGACGAGCAATCTGGCGCAGGAAAATTGGATTTGATAATTCAGCTTCCATATGTTGTAAAAACAGAAGCTAGAAAGGAGCAAGCCAAAGCCCGACGCAAAGAAATCGAGGATCAACTTAACGGTTCCAAATACGGTATTGCGTATACTGATGGGACTGAGAAAGTTACCCAACTCAACCGTCCAGTCGAGAACAATCTGATGTCTCAGATTCAATATTTAACGAGTATGCTATACAGCCAGTTAGGTATTACTCAAGCGGTGTTAGATGGTTCTGCAGATGAAAAGACCATGCTTAATTACATGAGTAGAACAGTTGAGCCAATCCTCACCGAAATTGTTTCTGAAATGAAGCGAAAATTCTTGACAAAGACTGCCCGTTCCCAGAACCAGTCAATCATGTTCTTCAATGATCCATTCAAGTTAGTTCCTTTGGCAAATATCGCTGACGTGGCTGACAAGTTTACTAGGAATGAGATTATGTCCTCTAATGAGATGCGTCAAGTTATTGGTTTCAAGCCAGTACAAGATCCTCAAGCAGATGAACTAAGAAATAAGAATCTTAATCCAACTGAAGGACAAGAATTCCCTACAACTAAAGAAAATGGATACACAGAAGATGTGATTGATGAAACTTCTTCGGAAGAAGATGTTGGTCCTGCCAATTTAGGGCAAGTGCTGGTAAAGGATTTAGGATAGTAATTAAGGAGAAAATTCAAAATGGGAAAGAAAGTTTATGACTTTAGTGGTTGGGCTACCCGTTGTAACGTCAAATGTTCTGACGGTAGAACCATCATGAAAGATGCTTTCGCTGATAATGACAAAACTACTGTCCCCTTGGTATGGCAGCACAATCATACAGATGCTGACAACGTCTTGGGGCATGCTTTGTTAGAAAATCGTGCGGAAGGAGTTTATGCTTATTGCTCTCTGAACAATACTCCAGAGGGAAAACGAGCGAAAGAACTAGTCGAACATGGAGATATTTGCTCTTTGTCTATTTATGCTAATCAGCTTAAACAGACTGGAGGAAATGTCATTCATGGTTTGATTAGAGAAGTTAGTTTGGTTCTGGCGGGAGCTAATCCCGGTGCTAGAATCATGGATGTTAATATTGCGCATGGTGACAATGCAGACGGTGACGCTTATATATTTAATGCAAGTGAAACTCTCGACATTGGAACCGAAGTCGAAGATATCGAACATTCCGACAATAATAAGGAGGGCGAAAATATGCCTAATAAAGAAGAACAAAAAGAAATCAAGGTCGAACATTCTGATGAAGGGAATGATGAAGAAACTATTCAGGATGTGTTCAATACTTTGAGCGAAAAACAAAAGAAAGTTGTCTACGCCATGATCGGTATGGCGCTTGAAGACAAAGAAAATGGAAATGCACAGGAGGATAAAGAAATGAAACACAATGCATTTGATACTTCCAACGAAGCCGACAATCAAACTGAACTTATGCACAGCGAAGTGCTTGCTGCTATTGAAGATGCCAAGAAATCTGGTTCTATGAAAGATGCGTTCATTTCCCACGGAATCACGAACGTCGACACTCTTTTCCCTGAAGTTCAGGCGGTTAATAAGACCCCCGAACTCATTGCTCGCGATACCAACTGGGTCAGCGTTGTTATGGGCGGTGTTAAGCACACTCCATTCTCTCGTGTGAAATCTACTGCTGCTAACATCACTGCTGATGAAGCTCGTGCTCGTGGTTATATCAAAGGAAAGCAAAAGATTTCTGAAGTCATTACTGCTCTTAAGAGAACCACTCTTCCCACCACTGTCTATAAACTTCAAAAGATGGATCGTGACGATGTGATCGATATCACTGACTTTGACGTCGTTGCTTGGCTCAAACAAGAAATGCGTGGAATGCTCGATGAGGAACTTGCTCGTGCTTTCCTCATTGGTGATGGCCGTGACGGCAGTGATGACTCCAAGATCAACGAACAAAATATTCGTCCGATTCTTGGTGATAATTCCACCTATACGGTTACTCGCACCCTCACCCGCACTTCTGGTGAAACCGACTCCGATTTCGCAAAGGATTTCATCAAGGATGTTGTCAAGTCCCGCAAAGAGTATAAAGGTTCCGGCAACCCGATTCTCTTCACCACTGAAGATCTCCTCACCGAGATGCTCTTGATCGAGGACAAGATTGGTCATCGTATCTATAAGACCGAAGCCGAACTTGCGACTGCTCTTCGTGTTAGCAAGATCGTCACTGTTCCTGTCTTCGAAGGTCACAAACGTGAAGTTGCTGGCAAGAATTATGCTCTTATGGGCATCCTCGTCAATCTTGCCGACTACAATGTTGGCGCTGACAAGGGCGGAGCCGTCAATATGTTCGATGATTTCGACATTGACTACAACAAGTATGAGTACCTCATCGAGACTCGCTGCTCTGGCGCTCTCGTGAAGCCGTATTCTGCCATTACTTTCGAAGAAAAGCTTGCCGAACCCTCTAGTTCTAGCGAAGCTGGTGGCGAAGGAAGTGGTCAAAAGTAATCGAGAGTCTAAACTAATTTAGGCCCAATACTGAAAATTCAAAATGGCAAAAATTTATGGTACGCTAGGCTATGGTATAACTGGAGAAGTTGATCCAGTTAACCGCCCTGGTGTCTGGGTTGATTCTATAATTGAAAGAGAATTTTATGGGGAACTCATAAAAAACTCCAGAAGATTAGAAAAATCGGACGGTGTTAATGATAATATTAATATCAGTAATCAAGTTAGTCTTCTAGCTGACCCATTTGCTATGGCGAATTTTCAGTATATAAAATTCGTTAAGTTAATGGGTACAGCATGGAAAGTGAATACAGTGGAAGTGCAGTACCCACGACTTATATTGACTCTGGGAGGTTTGTATAATAATGGCGAATCGAATTGACCTCTATAACCTTCTGGTGGGTATCCTTGGAACAAGGAATGTCTATTATCAGCCCCCAGAGTCTTTAAAACTTAAATACCCATGCATTGTGTATAATAGACGAAACATTAGCAATGTAGATGCAAATAATGATGTCTATCTTCAGAATTATACATACCGTATAACGGTAATATATACTGATCCAGACAGCGACCTTCCTCAGAAGGTTTCTAAAATAGTAAATTGCAGACATATACATCAATTCGTTTCGGATGGATTATATCATGATGTATTCGATTATTCAGTAAATAATACCAAATAAAGGAGAAAAATATATGGCTAAACTTGAATGGGATAAAACTGGTGCTCACTATTTTGAGAATGGTGTTGATCACGGCGTCCTTTATCCGCAAACTGACGGAGGAGCTTCTGGCAGCGTCGTCTATGGTAATGGTGTTGCCTGGAATGGTCTTACCTCTGTCACTCAGTCTCCAGAAGGAGCTGAACCCTCTGCTGTTTATGCAGACAACATCAAATATTTGAGTCTTCTCTCTGTTGAAGAATTCAATGCTACCATTGAGGCGTATACTTACCCCGATGAATTCGCCGCATGCGATGGCTCGGCCTCTTTAGGGGAGGGTGTTACTATTGACCAGCAAGCTCGTAAGACTTTCTGCCTCAGTTATCGTACCAAAATCGGTAACGACGTTAATAGTGATCTCGGTTATAAGATCCATATTATCTATGGGTGCCTTGCTGCTCCGAGTGAGCGGGCTTATGAGACGGTCAATGATTCCCCTGAAGCTATGACGCTTTCTTGGGAAATTTCTACCACCCCGGTTGTTGTTACTGGCTTCAAACCGACGTCTCATCTTGTAATTGATTCCACTAAGGTTAAACCGGCTGCCCTAAAGGCTATTGAAGATGCTCTTTACGGAAAAGAATCTGAGGAAGCTAAGGTTCTCATGCCTGATGAAGTTGCCGCTTTGATCAAGAATAATGCTGGCGCCTAATCAATAAATTCAAAATGGGGTCATCAGGTCCATATAACTTGGTGACCTCTTTTGTTATGTTTTTGCAATAAAAAGGAGAAAAACATGGCAACTGAAAAACTTATTACCTTATCTAATCTCACTACTTATAATAATAAAATTAAGGTTGAGATATCAAATGGGGACGAAGCTCTTGCTCAGCAAATCAATAGCTTGAAAGATAAACTTGTTACTATTGTTGCTACAAAGCCAACTACTGGTGAGACTGGTGTCATTTACCTTGTTGGAAGCAAAGCTCCATATCATATGTGGGCATGGGAGACCGTCTCTGGAACTCCAACGTGGGTCGACCTTGGTCCTGATCTAACAGGATATGCTAGCAAATCTACTGTCAATGCTCTTGACACAAAAGTTACGAATCTTACTAATGAAGTCACTGCTGATAAGAATAATTTGTCTAACAACTATTATACTAAGACAGCAGCTGACCAGAAGCATAGCGCCCTTGATACTAAGATTACTAATCTTACTAATGACGTTAATGCTGATAAGAAGAATTTGGCTGACAACTATTATACCAAGACGCAAGTATATTCAAAAACTGAAGTAACTGATCTTCATACTGGTCTCGAGAGTAATTTTAATGAAAAATATAATTCGTTATCTTCTGAGGTCACTGCCGATAAGAACAATCTAAAAAATAACTATTATACCAAGACGCAGATCAATACTCTTCATGCTGATATGAAGAAGGCTGCAATGACGGTAGTATCGACAAAACCTACCACTGGTGAAGAAGGAATTATCTATCTCGTTGGTAGTGCAGCTCCATACCATATGTGGATTTGGGAAACACTTTCTGGAACTGGACAGTGGATTGATCTTGGCACATCTACTATCGATCTCTCTGGTTATGCTACGAAGAACGACCTTAATGCTTATGGTAAACTAGACGGTACCAATACATGGACCGGAAGTAATGCATTCGTTGATGGTGAATCAGTCATATCTATTGTTCCAGCTACTGGATTGTTATCATATAACAAAGGCTCAAACCAATATGGTATAGCCGTCGACGTGAATGGGATAAAATATGTAAACCCGGATGGAAACAAGTATCCTGTTGCACTCAAAAGAGACCTTGTCTCGGAACTTGCTAATTTCGTATTAAAGACTGATTTGACGGATACCCTTAAGAGTTATGCTAAGACTAACGATCTCAACTCTTATGGTAAATTGAGCGGAAGTAATACATGGACTGGGACAAATGTTTTCGAATCTGCTGTGACCATCAAAAACGAATTAAATATTGCATCTAATTCGCCTGGCATAGCGATGATAAATGTCAGTTCTGGAAATATGGACCCTACTCGATTAACAAAGAAAACTGTCGGAAATATAGTTGCAACTAAGGAATATGTTGATGGTTTAGCCCCGGTTTACGCAACCGAAGCCGAAATCAATGCATTATTTGCATAACGAGCAAATAAATTCAAAATGGAGTAATTAAGTTTATATAACTTAATGCCATAATATTATCTTAAATAATTAAAAAATAAAAAGGAGAAAAAGCACATGTACAAAAAAACTATTACGTATCTCGATTATAACGGAGAAGAAATCAAAGAAGATTTCTACTTCAACCTTACGAAAGCCGAAATTCTCGAAATGCAACTCGAGAAAGAGGGTGGACTCGCCGAAAAGATTCAGACTATTGTCGACTCGAAGAATGTTCCTGAATTGATTAAGATCTTTAAAGAACTTATTCTTCGTTCTTACGGCAAGAAGTCTGATGATGGAAAGAGATTCATTAAGAGCCCTGAACTCAGTCGCGAATTCACTCAGACTGAAGCTTACTCTGAACTCTTCATGGAACTTGCCACTGACTCGGATGCTGCTTCTGCATTTATCAATGGCATTATTCCTGCTAATCTTGCAAAAGAGCTTCCTGCTTCTGCTGCAAATAATAAGTAAACACTAAATCGTGCAAAAGAGACTAAAGATATGCTTGAACTTACAATATCGGGAAAAGAAATCTTTAATGAACAAACACAAGAATTTCTAACGACAAAGCCATGCGTCTTACGCCTTGAGCATTCTTTAGTCTCTATTTCCAAATGGGAATCAAAGTGGCATAAGCCATTTCTCTCCACAACATCGGATAAAAAAACTGATGCGGAGTTAAGAGACTATATAAGATGCATGACAATAACACAAAATGTTGATCCAAATGTATATCAAAGTTTATCTGCCGAAGAGGTTAAGAAAATAAATGCTTATATAGGTGATCCCATGACAGCAACCACATTTTCCAATCGTAGACAAGAAGGTGCATCAACTAAATCTGAAGTATACACTAGTGAATTGATTTATTATTGGATGATTGCTTACCAGATACCTTTTGAATGTCAGTGCTGGCATTTAAACAGATTGCTGACTTTAATTAAAATTTGCTCCATTAAAAACAATACTGGCAAAGAGGGCAAAATGTCTAAACGAGCTACCTTAGCTAGTAATAGAGCAATAAATGAAGCTCGCAGGAAAGCAAGCGGAAGTAAAGGATAATCTAATATTATGGGAATAACACTTAAAACATCCGGAAGCTTCAAACAAACAAAGAAGTATATGCAGGCTTCAATTGATATTACTCAATTAAAGTCAGATGAAATTCAAAAGATAGCTGAAGAAACAGTTAAAAAACTTGCTAAGGCTTCTCCTTATGAGAGTATTGCCGTGGCTTGGAGCTATGAAATAAAGAAAAACAAAAACAGTTACTTTTTATATTTTAACAATTCTTATGTGAATAATGGTGTAAATATAGCTCTTTTAGTTGATAAAGGTCACGCCACTAAGAGCGGAAAGTGGATTGAAGGCAAAAATTATATTGATGGTCCTATTGATGAAGCATACAAACAAATAATAGAAGCAGCAAAGGAGGAGTTGAATAACATATGAGCGATGAACTTGATAAACGCGTAGTTCGAATGGAGTTTGACAACTCTAAATTTGAAAAGAATGTTAAGCAAAGTCAAGAAACCCTTAAAAAACTTGACGAGCAACTTGAATTCAAAGACAGTTCTAAGGGAATAGAAAAAGTAGAAGCTAGTCTTTCGCATTTCCAGATAGTAGCCTTCACTGTAATAAACCGTATTACAAATAAAATAATCGATCTTGGAGCAAATTTTGTCAAAGCATTATCAGTTGATAATATCTCCGCTGGATGGACAAAGTTCGGTCAAAAGACTACTTCTGTTGCTACACTTGCTGCTCAAAAGATAAAAATTGCAGGTAAAGAAATTGAAGACTCCGGCGAGAAGATGAAAGTTATCAATGATCAACTTGATAAACTAAACTTCTTCTCTGACGAAACTTCATACAACTTTACTGATATGATTGACAACATCGGTAAATTTACCGCTGCTGGTAGGTCTCTTGATGAATCAGTTAATGCTATGATGGGTATCGCGAACTGGGCAGCATTATCTGGTCAGAACGCATCTGTTGCTTCAAGAGCAATGTATCAATTGTCTCAGGCATTAGGTAAAGGGTATGTTCAGCTAATTGACTGGAGATCTATCGGGACAGCTAACATGGATACGCAGGAGTTTAGAGAAACTGTTCTCCAGACTGCTGTTGATATCGGTGAATTGACCAAAGCTGGTAATGAATTTATTACCAAAACTGGTAAAAAATTCACTCTGGAACAATTTACTGAGTCGCTTAGTTCAAAATGGTTTACGAACGATGTCTTGTTAAAGACACTTTCCAAATATTCATCCGCAGTTCAAGATGTTTATGAAATAGCGTCCAAAGAAGGAATATCTGCAACTGAGGTTCTTGAAAAATATGGAGATCAATTCGATAAATTTGGCATAAAAGCTTTTAAAGCTGCACAAGAGGCAAGAACATTCACCGATGTTATAAACGCCACAAAAGATGCTGTATCAACTGGTTGGATGACAACTGCTGAACAGATATTTGGTGGTTACGAAGATGCCAAAAATCTTTGGACCGAGTTAGCAAATGAGCTATATGGTATATTTGCTGAGGGTGGAAATTTCCGTAATGAGGTCCTCAACATATGGAATACTCTTGAAGGAAGAAAAGATATTTTCGGTGAACATGGAAGTTCCAATCAAGGTGCTTTCTGGAACATATATGACGCAATAATTGCCATAAAAGATCTTATAAAAGATGCTTGGAGTGGAGTATTCAACTCGAGTGATTTTACTTCTGAAACCGAAAGGGCTCAAGATTTAGCATCTAAACTTAAAGAGATAACTTCACAAATTCGTGAGATAACTTCGCGAGTTCTGAATAATATACGAAATAATATTGAGCTTAAAGCGGTTCTCTCTGGCTTAGCTAATACTGTTGGTATTCTTGTATCGTTGTTAAAAGCAGCATATTTTGCTATAAGTCCAATAGTATACGCGGCTAAAGATTTGGCTAAATATTTATTTAATAGAATAGCAGCATTTGGACTTAACATGAAAAAAGTCCAGAGTGTTACCGAGAACATAAATAGAGTTGCCTCAAAACTTTATTATTCTATAAGCAATATAGTAGAGTACATCAATCCAACAGGAATTTTAGATAGTGTTATAGATACATTGTCTGTAATACTACAAGAACTATCCAAATTTGATATAATCAATGCTATTGCCGATTGGGTCAAAGATTTTATCGACGCAATGAAATCAGCTGGAGGAACCTCTGAGTCAGTTCAAAATATACTAGGCGGTTTAGCATCTATTATTCGTGTTATTGGGAAACTAGTTATCGAGGTTACTAAAATAATTTCCAAATACGTATTACCTATAGCTAGTATTATAATAGATACAGTTTCAAAGGTAGCGGGATTTCTCTCTGGTTTACTCGTCACCATATTGGGGTTTGTTGGAGATTTTATCACCCAACTTTCTAACTTAATACTTGGTAAGTCGAGTGAGTTCGGAGAACTTGGCGATGATATTAAAAACTTTGTAACTGATATGTTAGCAAGACTTAAGAAGTTAAGTCCTGTTCTTAAATCTATTGTAGATATTACTAAAACATTTGTTGACTTAATTCTGTTGTTGCCCAAAGCAATAGATAAGCTGTTTGTTAATTTTACAGGGAAGACTTTTGGAGAGAATATAGTTGCTTTCTTTGATAACTTGGCCAAATCTATCTCTAATCTATATAACAAAATTCAAAATGGAATTGGAGGTAAAGGGTCCAACAATTTATTTGACCCGATCATTAATCTAGCAAATGGTATATCCAGTTTCTTAAAAGGACTTTGGTCAATTCTTTCCGGAATCATATCTCTTACTGGAACGATTATTGGAGCTGTTGGAAAAATATTAAGTGGAATCGGTAGTGTACTTCAGGATATTTCAAAGTTTGCAAATGGTGTAGAGTTAAAACAAACAACTAAAGCACTTCTGACTATTGTCACTATTCTTGCTACCATAACTGCAATCGGATGGATAATTTATAGTTTATTCTATGGAATAAAATCGTTACTTGCCCCTGTGCAATATGTGATGGAGAATGTCGGCGATACCATATATAATCTTGGTAAGGCAATGAAAAATAAATCAATAGCCGATATCATTAATAGTATAGGTGAATTCCTAAAATCTATAGCATTTTTAATGCTGTCATTTTCGGCATCTATTGCCATAATAGCAGCTATACCTGTAGATGGATTTACTCGTGGAGTAACTACTATAGGGATATTTTCTGGAATTATAAGTGCATTAGCTATAACATTAACTGTATTGTCTGCAAAACTTAAAACCTTGCAACTTGCCCAAAAGACACTAGTCAAAACAGCTAAGACCTTTACAGGGCATAGTGCTACACAGTCATATACCACAATGTCTGAAGTAGCTAGAGTTTTAATGTCCATTGGACTTGCTATTGTTGAGTTTGCTATTGCAGTTAAAATAATTGCATCACTGAACATAACTGAATCGTGGAGTGCTGCTGGAATGCTTACTCTATTCATGATAGCCATTAGTGTTATTGCCATAGAATTGGTCAAGCATGCTCCTAAAGAAAAAGATGCAAAGGCATTAGCTAAAAACACTTCTGTCCTTAAGAAGATGATAAAGCTCATTGGTACCATGGCATTTTCGCTTATGATCATTTCCAAATCAATAGCAAAATTAGCTTCTGTTGATACCACGAAAATGTGGAATGCATTTGCCGCGATGGGTCTTACTATAGTACTTATAAGTGCTTTTGTAATTGGGTTGGCAAAGGTCTCAAAAAGCAAAAAGGGTGAAAGTGCAGCAAACTTTAAAGGTGTTGCATCCATATTCTTAGCAATTTCTGTATTGGCTCTTAGTATATTGAAATTTGTCAAAAATGTATCCTGTATGGATGAAGGTAAATTATGGTATGGCATTGGTGTATTAAGTGCTATATTAACCATACTTGCTGTATTTGTAGGATTGATAGAGCTGGTAACAGTGTTAACATCTAAACTTAACAAGAAAGGATCCAAGTTAGAAGGTCTTGTTACTGTCACCTATACACAATATGACGGAATTGCAGCCATGTTTGCAAGTATGAGTGTGCTGCTTCTATCTATATCTTCTACATTATCTACACTTTCTAATATTGGTGATCATGCAAAATTATGGAGTTCTGTAGGCGCAATTTCAACATTGCTTATTGCGTTTGCTGCAATGATAGCCATAATTTCAAAGTTCTCTACAGCTCAAAAGACGCTTGAACAGTCATTAGACAAAACTAAATCCAATAAATTAGGAAAAAAATTTAAAGGAGCATTTAATAAATCTACAAATGGCACTGACTGGTCTGGTGTAACTGGATTTATTCTTGGAATGTCATCTGCTCTACTTATAATATCTAGTGCTTTGTCCAAAATGGACAAGCTAGATCCTGATAAAATGAAATCGTCAGTACTAGCTATAATTGTTTTAATGGGTGCATTTGTTGTTGCCATTAAAAGTATGGTTAAGGTATCTGATAATAGTAAAAACTTTAAAGCCAAAGAACTTAACAAGTTAATGATCGTAATGTCTATGGTTCTTTGGTCTATAGCTGGTGTTATTTCTGTTTTGGGCAAGATGGACATTGCGACTGTATGGTCTTCTGTAGGAGCGATTGTTCTTATTCTTGATACATTAGCTGTAGTGATTTCTATCATCAGTAAATTCGGTACTAGTGGAAAGAAAGCAGAAGCCAATATGGCTCAATTAGTTATCTTAACCTTTAGTATGGTGATGTTTGTCAACGCACTTTCTACTTTGAAAGACGTCTCTTGGCAAACTATATTAGCTGCTAGTGGTGGTTTAATTGCTGTATTAATGGCAATAACTGGAGTTATAGCTATAATTAGTAAATTTGGTACTAGCGGAAAGAAAGCAAATGCCAATATGGCCCAGTTAGCAATTCTAACAGGAACCATGACATTATTTATGCTTTCGCTTTCAACTTTGAAAGATATTCCTTGGCAGACTATATTAGCTGCTAGCGGTGGTTTAATTGCTGTATTAATGGCAATAGCTGGCGTTATAGCTATAATCAGTAAATTTGGTACTAGCGGAAAGAAAGCAGAAGCAAACATGGCTCAATTGGCTATTCTTACAGGAACCATGACATTATTTATGCTTTCGCTTTCAACTTTGAAAGATATTCCATGGCAGACTATATTAGCTGCAGCTGGTGCTGTATCAGTAGTACTTTATGCATTGGTTGGTGCTGTAGCTTTAATGTCTATTATAAAAGTAGAGCCCACTTCGATGTTGGCGTTTGCAGCTGCAATATTAGTTCTTTCTGCATCATTAATTCCATTTGCTGTAGCAATGCAATTATTACAGATAGTTGGATGGTCTTCTATTGGTAAAGGTGCCATTATACTAGCAGGAGGATTAACGCTACTTGTGGCCGCTGCTAAAATTATGGGCCCAGCAGTTGTTAACCTTTTGGCAGTTTCTGCAGCAGTAATTATGCTTGGTGCTGGTTTACTTATGGCATCCATGGCACTTACTGGATTTGCTGCAAATCTCGGTATTTCGATGGAAGAGATCGTAGCTAACTCCGAGTTGATAGGAACTGCTCTGCAAAATATTGGTCCAATGTTGGTTGATGCATTATTCAGTGGATTTATTGAACTGTTCAGCAAACTTGGCGAATTAATTCCTCAGATCGAGAATATTGTCATCGAATTAATTAATTCTTTGGTAAATATATTTAGCAACGAAGCAACTTTAAAACTTCCTGAATCTATAATGACGTTGGTCGATTCCTGTATAGAAGCATTGAATAATCGTATGCCAAAAATATTGGAATCGGTAAAGAATATAGCTAAAACTATATTGCAATGGCTTAAAGATAACATTGTTTGGATAGCCAATGATACAATTACAGTTTTATTGAAAATAATTGATACTATCACTTCAAGAATGGACGAAATTACAAACTCTCTTGTAAATTTCTTAACCAAACTTACAATTGCTTTATTTGATAAAATCGGGCCAGTTATAAAACTCATTGTAGATAAAATAATTGAAATATTACCAGAATTATTTAAGCAATTATTAAGATTGGTTACTGTAGTGAGTAAATTTGTGCTTGTATTTATCGGGTATGTTATCAAAATGGTAATAGCTTCCTTAGGCACTCTTGCTAAATTGATATTTGATTTATTAGCAGGTATTATACTATTAGTTGTCGAAGTATTTAAAGGGTTAACCCGTATTATATTTGCTGCTTTACGTTATATGGCGTACACTATAGTCGATTTGATTGGAGACGTATTAGAAGCATTACTTAAAGATATTCCTACTTTTGTTAAAAGTATAGGCGGAAAAATAATTGCAGCAGTTCTAAGTACATTATCCGATATGGTTAGGGATATACCTATATTAAAGGTATTATCTGGCCCATTAGATGATGCTGCTAAGAATTTGTCTAATAACGCAAGATTGAATACTGAAGGAATATTGCAAAATGTGTATGACGAACTTGACTCGGCAAGAAGAGGAATTAGTGGAGTTGTCACCAACATTACTTCTAGAGTCGGCGAGGATGTTACACAAGGTATATCTGACATCAATGCTGCCATGGCTTCTTCGATGGAAGAGCTCACTGGTACAGCTAAAAAAGGTGGCGAAAATGCCGGAAATGCTACTTCTGAAGGATACCGAGATGCTCTCGAGATACATTCACCTTCAAAAGTATTTGCTCGTTTGGGAGGTTATGTAGTCGACGGTTTGACTAACGGCCTTAATGATAATACTGGTGCAGTACGAAATTCTGCTATATCTATGATGAACGATACTGTTACTGCAGCTAAATCTGTTATAGACAATGCAAACATGGATGATGATATTGTGATTCGTCCAGTTATGGATTTGTCAAATATACAGTCCGGCGTTTCTAACATATCTTCGTTGATGAGCAATGTCAACGGAACTGAAATGTCAATGACGGGTAAGTTGGCTTCAAGCATAACCAAAGATAATAAGAGAGCTTCTAAACATGCTTCAGAAAATAAGAATGGTACTATTATAAATAATGGAGGGGATACTTACAACCCGACATTTAATATTACCTCTAACGATCCAGAAGCAGTTGCAAGGGAAGTTGATATTCGTATGCAGAGAATGCGTATGCAATCTAGTTTAGCAAAAGGAGGAGCACGATAATATGGGCGTATTTAAATTCAAAGATAAAACTTCTGAGGATTTTGGGCTTGTTGTTCAAACTCCTCCTACTTACAGTTATCCTGAAAGGGATGTGATAGTAACTCACATCCCTGGTAGGGATGGCGATATAATTATCGATAATAAATCCTTTAAAAATGTTGATAGATCCTATCTAGTCGGGTTAAAATACCCTTTTTCTTCAGGATATTATGACAATTTTCAAGAAATTCTGAACTGGCTTGAATCGTCTAAAGGAGAATATGCTATTCTTGAAGATAGTTACGATTCAGAAGTATATCGTTATGCTTCATTTCAATCTAGCGGAGATACTACCGACTATTTTGGCCAAGCAGGTGCAATGACTATCAAGTTCAATTGCAAACCACAAAGATTCCTAAAATATGGTAATAAAGAAACTAAGTATAGTGGCCAAACATTTGAAATAGAAAATGCATCAACCTATACTAGTCTTCCAGTCATAACTATTGATAACATAAATACTACAGTCGATTCAATATTGATGATGTCAGTCACAAATAATAATATCGCTAAATCAATACTTACTTTTTCGGACTATACTTATAAGACGAATGGAAGTTTGGTAATCGATTCAGAAAAACAGACTGTTAAAAATCAAAATGGAGAAGATTGTTATGCCAATATTAGTCTCAATGGAAAAGAGTTTCCTAAATTGTATGAAGGGAACAATGTTTTCAAATTTGGAAAGTACAATATAGTAAGTAGTCAGATTCCAACATACCAGTCAAAAATTCTTGATGCCCAGACTTCTTGCATCTCCGAGTATAAAACATATACTGCACTTGAACAACTAAATCAGAATAAGATATTTGTTAAGTCTTATGACACAATCATTACACTTCTCGATGAAAGTTATCTTGCAGAATCTGTTCAGTCGCACATAATTAACTCGAAAGCTTGCGAAGAGTATACATTCGGGTCGTTTAATAGTCTGTTAAATAGTTTTGGTGAAGCTTATGGTTTCACTGGCGGAGCATCAGATAATGCTGGCATGACTCCTGACTGGTTAGAACTTGAGGATAAAGGCAACGATGATACAGTCGTTGTCGCAAAAGTTTCTACAAGCTTAAAAAATGGTGGATTTTTCATAGTAACTAATGCAGAAAAGAAAATACATTATGTCAATCCTGGTGAAACTATCAAGGAATTGAAGAAGTCTTCATTAAATACAATATATTATTACCCAGCCACAGATGCTAAAGAACTTGATGTGAAGTATTCAGATATGCCTGCTTGGTTGTCAATAACCATAAATTATAGTAATGGACCTGACAAGTCTCCTTCATCTGTAAGTTTTAATAGATGCGCTAAAGGCTACTATTGGAAAGATAAAGTTGGTACTTTTGACAAGGCAAAGTGGGAATATGCTACTGAAGCAAATACTGTTGAAATGGCTAAACTTACTTGGAGTACTCTCAAGAGTGCATTTGTCCCAACGAGTAGTCTATCTTTGAGCACAACTAAAACGTTCACATTCAGGCATCTTCCGGAAGAATACACTAATGATAATCTTCCTGCTTACGAACCAGTAACGAGTGACACTGAAAATGACGATGGAACTACTTCTAGCAAAGTAATAAATGCAGTTCACTTCAAAGTCGTTGACACAGAAATGGATTTGACAAAGTTAACTGTGCTTCCATTGGAAAAAGGATATTATAAGCTAGTTCCTGACGGAAAAGAAATTTCTAGTGTAAAATGGCAAAAAGTTACTAATACTAATGTTCCACTCGTAAATTCCCCGATAGATGGAACCAAATCTTTTGGTGTATTATATTTTCCATTCAAGGAAGGAACCGAAGTTGCAGATATAGATTATAGAAAAAAAATAGATAATTGGCCAGAGTGGCTCGATCCGACTCCGGTAGATTCCTTGGGAAATCAATTGACTTCTTTAGAAAACTATCCTAACGTAATATATTTCAAAGTTCTAAAAGAGGGATATTATCGTTTATCAAAAACTTCTGAAGATGACACTGGAAAGAGCCATTTAGATGATTGGGGCAACAAAATTAGTGCTGGAACGATCATACCTATTGGAACGACAAATGCAAAAGGGCCAAAGGATGCATTCTATATTTACGAAATGGACGATAAGGTTAAAGCTTTTGACCATAACCGCTCATATACTATAGAAGCACCTGGAAGTAAACCATTAACTACAGATGTACCACCGGATTTTCTTACTGTTGAACATTATAAAGATTCTACATCTAAAGAAGATCGGATAAAATTTAGTGCCAAAGTTGCTGGCTATTATAAATGGGAAAGCAACGATGCATGGATATATTTTGGAGAAGGAAGTACACGTGCTGTTGGAGACGAGATAATCAATATTGGAGAAAAAGATGATGTCAGATTCTATTATATGGCCAGTCTACCTTCATATTCTAATAGTGATATTGACGACATATATTTAAAAGGAAGATTCCTAATAAACGTTATTAAAGATGTCACAACTGGAAATCCAAAAGAGCTATCCTATAAGATAATAGAACCAGGATATTACAAAGTTAATAATGGTATCAATTGGGAATATTATGCAAAAGATTCTATACTTACGACTGCAAAGATAACGGAAACAACCTTTGTCTACGGTCTAAAGGAAGTAGATTTTACAGATGAAATTGTTACAAAAGTTAAACCGAGGTGGTGGAAATTATGATCATATTATTTGAAGAAAACGAAACTGAATTTGCCAACCTTGGGTTGGGTATTTTACGCGACGCAATTTCTTGCGTTGTTAAGGAAAGTCTGAATGACGAGTTTACTCTTTCTATGGAATATCCGGCTAAAGGTTCCAACTTTGATAAGATTAAAGAGAATAGAATAATATATTGCAAGCCGAATCCTTATGACAATGCTCAAGCATTCAGAATTAACAGTATTTCTAAAGTCATAAATGGAACAGTTACAATTGACGCTGTACATATCTCTTATGATACTAATAGTATTCCTGTCAAAGCTTTTTCAGCCACGAGTCTTCAAGATGTGATTCTAAAAATTCAAAATGGTTCAGTTGTCCACAACCCATTTATCTTAACTTCTGATATCATGTATTCAAGAACCTACAAGACTACGGCCCCATATAATCTTCGTGCACTAATGCTTGGTGATGAGGATTCTATCGCTACCAAATACAATGCAGAATTTAAATTTGATAACTATCATATTTACATTCTTGCAAAGAGAGGTGCTGATAGAGGGGCCGTTGTCATGTCAGGTCATAATATGACTGATATAAACCATACACAAACAACTGATCTCTTGTATAATGGAGTCTACCCATATTATCACACTGAAACTGAAAAGACTGAATCAACTTCTAGTGACGAATTCAAACAAGTTTACATCGTCGGTTCAAAGCCTTTCCAAGATGGATGGCTCTCTTATACAAAAGATGGAGAACCATATCATCCAATGGATACTTCCCCAGTGCAAATTGCTACTGAGGGCGATTACTACCAAAAAGTATATTGTTGGAATGAAATATATAATGTTTATCAAGAGAAAGTATATAATGAGATGGTGTCTCTTGTTCAGGGGGTTATTGAACCAACTTGGATTAGCATTGATTGGTCCAAATTCCCCAAAATTGTTTGCAGAGCCAACAAAAATGGCTATTTCAAGAAATCTACCGATACCGATTGGGGAACTTTAAAAGGTGTCGGAGATATTGTCTTTGAAGGCAGCATACTTAACACAAGTACTATGGAGAACATGGTACTTTATTACTCTGAAGTTATTCCTACGAACACTACTTCAGAAAACACCGAAACTAGTGAGATTGTTGATGTACAGCTTGATGACCCAATTATGTGGGTTGAGACCGATAGTGCAAAGGCAATGAAGCATAACAGAATACTTATGCTTGATCTTACCAGTGAGTTTGATGAAGCTCCAACTAAGGAGCGTTTAAAATCTAAAGCTCAGGAATACATAATCAAAAACAAGATTGGAACTATTAAACATAGTACCACATTGTCCTTTGTTGACCTTTCGAAAACTTCTGACCACAGTGAAAATGAGAATCTAGACCATGTTGAAATTGGTGATTCTGTTAAAGTTATTTACGAAGATATTGGCGTTTCAACTTCTCTACGAGTAATTAGCACTGAATATGATGCTATACTTGGAAGATACAACTCAGTAGAACTTGGTGAAAAGGAAGACAAAATGTCATCCAGCACAGTTCAAAATGGAGATGGAGTATCTGCTTTGACAAACGATGTTGGTTATGCGAGTGTTACTACTGTCAATAAATTGATAGCTGATACCGTTAACGCCAATTATATTCAAGCACTTAATGCCAAATTGTCGAAAGCTCAGATCTCTCAACTTGAAGTTGAACGTATTGATGTTAAAGGAATTATTGAAGCTTCGCAATTTACGATTGATTCACTAGTAGCAAAATTATTGGTAGCTGATAATGCTGAAATTAAGGACACACTTACTGCTGGTAACATTAAAGTAGCTGGTGATATAAGCATTAAATCTGGTTCGATTGATATTTACTCAGATGAAGGAACCGAATTCCGTGTTGATCGTGAAGGTAACGTAACTGCTAACTCTATGGCGATTACTGGAGGTACTCTGAATATCGGTGATGGCATGTTTGAAGTTACCAATGACGGTATCATGTCAGCAAGAGCAGCCCAGATCGAAGGAACCATCGTAGCGAATGATGGGCAGATTGGCGGATTCACAATTTCAAGTGATCCGTATAAACAAATACATTATAATAATCTCAACGATTCTAATTCTGTAATAGTGTCTCCTGGCATTAAAGGAGAACTTGGATCGGTTAATGATACTATTAATGATACTTGGGCATTCGCTGCTGGAAAGAAATTTGGTGTAACAATTAACGGCAAACTATATGCTAAAGATGTTGAATTGTCAGGGAAGATAACTGCTAATGGTGGTAAACTCGCTAATTTTGTGATAAATGAAAATAGCATATCGACAGTTATAGAAGGAACTAATGACCCGTACACCTGGAATTCTGAAGGAGTACAGGGAATTTATTTAGGTTCTAATGGGCTTAAATTAGGTGACGGATTCAAAGTTGGAGTTGACGGAACAGTAGACATAAATAAAGGTTCGATAACAATAAAAGATGGTGATAATGTTAATTTTGAAGTTACCGAAACTGGTGCTGTAACTATCAATAATGGTGAAATAACATTAATTGGAGAAGGTAGTTCGTTAAATCCAGATTTTCATGTTACTTCTTCTGGTGAACTTACTGCTAATAATGCACATATAAACGGCGATGTAACAATAAACCATGGATCTATAACACTAGGTGAATACACCGGATATTTTGAGACTCCAGTAACATCAGAAAATTATAAAAAAGCAGAATACTTTATTAAGAATGAGAATAACGAATATAAATTGGCCACAGAACCATTTGACTCAACTGCTGTGTATTATAGTAATTCCGCAAAGTTTGTTGTTGATCCATTAGGAATTGTTAAAGCCACCTCGTTATATTTGTCTGGTGGTGAAATACGCTTCGGCAATGGCACATTTGCTGTTGATAACGAAGGTCGAGTCACTGCTAGCAACATAAAAATAATCGGCTCTGCCTATAATGACAACACTTGCAGTATAACCATAAGCGACGTTTCGGGTAAGAATATATTTAACGTCGATAAGTATGGAAAACTAACTGCTTCTGACGTCGAAATAACTGGAAGTGGAACTGGTTCAAGCTTCAAACTACAAGATGGAAAGCTGACAGCTACTGGTGTAAGTATAGAGGATGGAACTATAACTATAACCAATGGTGGAATATATTTAGGAACTAAAGATGCGGAAACAAACAAGCACCCATTCCAAGTTGATAGTTCTGGAGATTTATATTCTATATCAGGAACTATTGGTGGTTTCGAAATAGATGGAAATTCATTACATAACGGAACTATATCACAAGATAATTCTGTAATGGTGAGCACTGGTTCAACTATTTCATATAATATCGGTAATTCTGGTAGTATAAATGGTTGGGCGTTCACAGCTGGTTCTAAATTCGGTGTTACTAAGAAGGGCGACCTTTATGCCAGCAATGCTAATATAACCGGTTCCCTTTCGATGTCTGGTAATTTTGTATATCATATAGTTGTATCTTATCCTGGTGGTTATACCGGAAGTGTTGAAAATGGCTGGGATGGTGCCGAAACTGTAGATAGTATAATCTCAAATTTAGGAACTACTTCCACTATAAAATATCCGCAAACTCCTCAGTTGAATGGATTAAAATACTATACTCGCCCGTGGGGGATCGTAACTGATGACCAATATTTTAATTATGATATAAGTGTATCTGGTAAGACAATAAACATAAATAAAGTTCCAGTTCCAATGGTATTTGGAGCGGTGTCAGAACCGGATACAGCCGAATGGGCGAATACAGGATTAACCTTATTTTCTAATCAACAATTAAGTTTGAGAATAAATGGAGATCCTATTATATCTTATTATATTGATAAATGGATTAAAGGAACAAGTTCTGATCCGTATCACACATTAGCATTTGGTAACACTAAGATAAAAGATTTCACAATATATTCTGGAAATAACATAAATTTAAGACCTTTTGGTTTTGATATTTCGCCATTAAGTATTACAAACTTTGCTACACTTTCATATTATTATGCACCGTATGATTTTCAAGGTACCCACTTTGTGTCATGGTCAAATAAAGTTGACAACAATGCTATAATTAGTATGCGTTGCGGATATGTTGAGAAAGTTGTCCACAACAAATGGTATGAAGTGTTCAGTTGTGGGCCCAATGAGAAAATAATATCGGCAACTGCCAGTATAAAGAACGTTAAATCTACTGCGGACATGCCAGGAGCAAGCGTAGCGCAAGTATATTTCGCAGACAGTAAAGGAAATACGCTGTATGTTGGTAATGACGGAACTTGGGACGCTCCAATATCTTGGATAGCTATCATAATGGACACTTCGCATGTAAAATAAAAGGAGCTATAAATGAAAGTTTTTATTGATGAAAATGGATTTTTAAGAAGTCCATACATAATTGATGCAAACACGGAAATAGAAGTAAATGATGAAACTTATTCCGAACTTTGCTCATTTCCGTACAATCACAATTGGCAGTATTCTAATGGCAAATGGAAGCTTGTTTGCTTAGATGATGAACTTGAGATTCGTCGTAGACGGCAGAAAGAATGCTTTAACATAATTGATAATAGAAGTCAATTGTGGTATAATCATATTACTGAAGAGCAAAAAGCTGAGCTTAATTCATGGTATGAAGCATGGCTTGATGCCCCTAAAACAAAAATTATTCCAGCAAAGCCAAAGTGGCTATGAATTAAATAATAAAGGAGGAAAAATAAATGAAAATTACTGATATTTTAGCAGCTAGTGATTATCTTAAAAAACTAGTTAATGTTCGCTTTTCGTCGTTTAAAGTTACACGTTCCATCACCAACCTTGTAAAACAATGTGATGAAGAAATTAAACTTTATATGACCGAAATGCAAAAACTTATTAACATTTATGCCGAAAAGGGCGAAGACGGTAATCCTGTTGTTCTTGAAAATGGAAACATTAAATTAATTGATCAAGAAGCCAAAGATAATTTTGATAAAGAGTACAAAGATCTATCTGAAACGGATGTATCGGATAACGTTCATAAGGTCAATCTCTCTGAATCAGATTTCCGTGATCCTGCCGATTTGCCTACTCCAGCTGAAATGATGGCTCTTGAGGGTGTCATCAACTGGGTTGATTAAGTCTTTAGACATTTTACTTCTACAGTAAGTGCATCTGCCACCTGGCGCTATATAAATTAGGTGGTTTTTCTAGTTCTATCGTCGACTAGAATTCAAAATGGAAAGGCGATTTAAATGGAGGCTAAATAATGGCTGTAAAACTATATACACCAGATGCTAATGTCATCGTTCATGAAACTAAAGTTGATTTTAGGCGACGTGTTGTACAGCGTCAAGTTAATCTTGTGCAGTACGACAAAAGTATGCCAGTAATAGCGGTTCAATTATGTTCTAATGGGAACGAATACGTCCTTCCGGAAAATGCTAGCGCTTATATCCGTTTTGGCAAACGCGACCACACTTATGTTTATAACGAATGCCTAGGATGCGACCAAACCAGAACTATCGTGTATTTTGCTATTACTGATCAGATGACAGTATTTTATGGGGAACATACTCCTATTGTCGAGTTGAGGATAGGAGACACCGTTGCTGGATCTGGCAGCATTCCGATCTGGATTGATCGTAACCCAATTCAAAATGGAGATACTGAAAGCAAATCGGATCTAAGTGTATTCGAGAAAGCTATCGAAGCGGCGCAGAAGATTAATGTTAAATTGCCGACCGATTTGAAGGCGACCGCCACGAATCTCTCTTTGCTAGCTGGCTCTACAAAAATTGGAAGCGGAATCAATTTGAGCGGATTCGAGTACGATGAGGCCACAAATACGTTGAAAGCCAGCGGAGGAGGCGGAGCTAGCGTTTCACCGTGCTTGAATTTGTTGGACCAAGAAACGCAAGGAATTAGGACTTCCATAACGGAAGAAGAGAAAAACAACCTTGACAAAGGTCTATACAATTCTGTTCTTTATTTTGATGAATCAGCGGAACCTTTAGGGTTTATTTCTACGTTTTTTCCAGAGCCTCTGGCTGATACAGAGTTTTCAATTTTTAATCTTACAGCCGATGAAGCTACTCAGAAAATTACTATAACTGGTTCATCGATATATCATATTGAGGTATTAAACAAGAATGAGGATGGAACTTATCCTATCAGCATCCAAAAGATTGAAGAATTAGAAGCATCTTTCGGCGGAGGCGGTGGAGGCGCTATCCAAGAAATTGAAGCGATTAAAAGCACAGGTGGTCGCTCCAGATATAATCAATATACACTTTCCTCGACACCAACTTCACCAATGTTTATTATGAAAGTGAAGAATGACGATGGCTATTATATCAGATTTACCATGATTTTGCAGTCTTCTTTAGATGAATCTGAACAAATATACTTCGGATGCAAAGTTGGCAGCTTATCTGATATGAATACTTGCGTATACGCCTATAGTGAAGGAACCACTGCAATACTTTCCAATCAGTGCTATCTTCCACCAGAAATAAAATCTGGCGATATAGGAAAAGTATTAATTGCTCGTGATTATGGTTATAATTTGGAAGACTTACCAAGTTCATTACCAAATATAAGTCAATCCGATATTGGAAAATATTTGGTTGTAGGTAATAATCAAGAAGCCAGCTGGCAGAATCTTCCTGAAAGCACATCTACAATTATAAGGAGATGGTAATATGGCATTGTATTTGGGAAAAAACAAAGTAACGCCAGTAGGTCTGATTGGTAGCATGAAGTTTTTCTTCAATGCTAAGGGGAAGTGCCAAGGGAGCACGGCAACATCTTTCGATGGGTGCTGGCAATATGACGATACCGCGAACGTGACGGATATGAGTTACATGTTCTTTGGTTGTGGAAATTTGAAAACCATTCCATTATTCAACACATCTAAAGTGATGAATATGACCCAGATGTTTAGTTATTGTGGAATGCTCTCTACCGTTCCGCAATTTGACACTTCAAAAGTGACGAATATGAGCAATATGTTCAGTGACTGCAACAAGTTGACAACTATTCCTTTGTTTGATACATCGAATGTAACAAACATGATCAATATGTTCTATAATTGCCATTCTCTTACCACAGTACCGTTATTAAATACATCGAAGGTAACAGACATGAGCAGTATGTTCGCTGGTGGTAATGATAAACTAACAGATATTCCATTACTCAATACGTCGAAAGTAAGAACTATGGCGAGTATGTTTGATGGTTGCAAGTCTCTTACCACAGTACCATTATTCAATACATCGAATGTAACAAGCATGAACAATATGTTCGGTCATTGTTTGAAACTTACAACTGTACCGTTATTTGATACTTCAAAAGTGACGAATATGCGCAATATGTTCAATCACTGCAATTCTCTAACTACTGTGCCATCATTTGATACTGTCAACGTAAAGGATATGGATTATATGTTTGATTATTGCTCCTCTCTTGAGCAAATCCACATGATTAACATCAACGCTAATCTTCGCATTAACTCTTCCACGAAATTCACCCGTGAGGCCCTGCTCGAAATCATCGGCAACCTAAAAGCCCAAACGAGCGGAACTAAAACCCTCACCATGGGCGCGACCAACCTCGCCAAACTAACGGATGAGGACAAGGCTATAGCGACAAACAAAGGATGGACATTGAAATAATCAAGGAGAACATTGAATACGATCACTACATGAAATAAGGTGATTGGCAGGACAGGGAGCTTTATGATGAGCTTTTTGAGATTATCTGTGAAGTGGTCTGTGTAAAGCACAAGACGGTAAGGATAGGCGGGGATGATTACCCTTATGAGCTGGTAAAGTCAAAGTTCCTGAAACTGAACAGTTCACACTTGAATTATGTCATTGGCTGCATGAAGAATACCACAACCAAGATTACAAACATCAAGGCGTATAT